TTTGAACCACGCTTCATTTAACACCTCACAGGGTTTGAGAATCAGTGGCAACGAATACGGTTTTGTTTAAGTAAGAGGGAGTACCATCTGTGCAGCCCATGTAGAATGGTTTATCTACTGCGTCTGTATCAGAGGCTCTAGTGTCCATATCGGAACGCGATATACCACCAGCGAAAGGCATAGCTGTGATAGAATCAATAGATGGGTTTGTTATTGCTAATTTGACTGCATCTAAGTAGTTGCGGAAGTAGTCCGAACCCCACACCTCAATTTGACCTGCCTTCTCGTGTGTATAACGAGACAACGCAAACAATAATACGGTGAATAAATCTCTTGTTGCTCGTCTTTCGTTCTGTTCGTTTTTATTGTAATAATAGGTGTATGTTTCATCGTCTAGTATTTCTACTGAGTGGATGTCACCTACGTTTAGTCTAAGGCGGTCTACAACTGACGTTGATGGGGATGCGGTATAAGCCACCATTAATCTCCTTTTTATGGGGCTTACGCCTTATTAATCTGTTATTTCTACTTGGTAGCGCATTAAAGCTTGGTAAGCGCGGCTATCTATTTGACCTTTATACTTGTTAGCTACTTCTTTAATATAAGCCTCTTTGAATGTTTTGTAACACCAAAAAGCATCTTCTACTCTGTGAAAGTAACCCAAACTAAGCATTTTACCTGCGCCGTCAGAACATCTTGCCACAAACTTATTTGTAGTTTTATTCAAAACTACGCCTATGGGGTAATCACCTCTTTCATTTTCTCTTTTAGTAAGTAGGCAATTAATCGGTTGAGGTATAAACACACAGGTATCTTCTGAGTAAAACTTGTTGTTTTTAATCAATAAATCCTTATCTAGCTGCCAACTTTTACCTTTTTCGTCGAGGTCTCTGAAACCTAACTGCCTATCGCACCACTCATAGAAATATTCATAAGATTTAAAATTCTCTGAGCAAGTTGTTCCTACATAGGTTGGGCGTTTAAGCCATAACTTCTCTGTACAACGCCTTAGCATATTTACCCATAGCTCGTATTCTTTTAATTTTGTTTTTCCACTACAAGTTGGGTACTTTATACCTTTAAACCCAATACCTTGAACTAATTTACTTGACTCGATTGCTCTGCTCATATACACCTCGCACATAAAAGGTGTATTATACTCTTATTTTATTTGTCTTTCAATGTTTATTTAATTATTAATGAAGCCCCTTTCGAGGCTTCTATCACCAACCTATTAGGTTGACGAGTACAAACGCACAATACATTGTGGTCGAACAACGGCATTCAACACGTTAGACTCCGATTGAATGAGGATGCCCTCATCATGTGGGTCTAAGTATTGGTACATATACATCTCTTGACCCATAGTGTTCACATCACTCAACTTCTCGCTGGGAGCAGCAAAAGAACGGAACATATCAAAAGCACCTGTCGGAATTAATCGTGCTTCGCCCGCAGGAATCAACGCCGTACCGTCAACCAACTTACCACGATACTCGACAAACAACACACCGTTCCAGTCAAATGTCTGCGTACCCATTGGTAATTTGCTAGACAAACGATTACGCAAAGGTTCAGGAATAGAAGCATATTGGTTGTATGCTGCAATCAACTTCGGATGGTTCACTAAGTTAGCGAAGAAAGTTGGGTTACACAAAGCAACAAAGCCAGTGATGGGGTCTAAGCCTGTTAAAGCGTTGTCGTAGATGTGGTTAACACCTTCTGTAACTTTACCTTTAATATCAGAAGTTGAAGTACCCCAAACCATATCAATCTCTTTACGGGTTACACTAAATTCTGTGTAGTAGTTAAGAGACATAGTGCCGTTTGGACAGTACGCAGTACCATCTGTTAGGATTTGGGCGCGTTGTGTTTCGCGCAATTGCGCCCAACCGCGACGAATGGAAGCCATCTTACGCATAACTGCTTCTGCAACAGTTTCAGGAGTAATCTCTTTACCATAAGCTGTACGACCTTTAACGTCCTTAGCTGTAACAACGTCATCTAAGTTGTAATGAGGAATGCCCCAAGTTTTCTTAGAGCGTTTGTCGTCACGACCATACTGGTTACGCACACCGCGAACCATATCTTTGATGATAGGGCTGTTAGTCTCAATTAAATCTACTGCTACCGAGTCAGTGATAGTACCTTCAACAGTGCTAGGGAAAATACCTAACTGATTAATAGTGTCCCAGACGTTTGGCACTAAATTAATCTTTTCTGTTAAACTGTCCAAACCGTAGGCATCGTAGTAGCTACGAATGATATTCGCCATTATTTATTCTCCTTATTAACCAATAGTGGCAAATGTGCCAATCCGTTCTACAGATAACATACCCTTAGCTTCTAACTGAGCGTAAGCTGCATCCAATTCGGCTTGTGTATCTACAGACGCGCCAAACACCAAACCTTGTTTCTTGTACAAGACGCTACCGCGTACAATAGCTACAACACTTGTGTTGGTAGTTGCTGCAATAGTAGACTTGTTGTAAGAGGTATAAGGTGTTACACCACCAACGTAGATAGCTGCGGCTTTTTGGCTACCATCTGTTGCTGTTGCTTCAACACGTTTGTATTTAACTGTACCTGTAACGGCAATAGTGAATGTGTCGCCAACTACGAAGTCTGTTGCGCCATCTGCCAAAGTGAATGCCAAGCCACCAGCGCTGTAAGCTACTGCAACTGTGCCGTTACCAATAACATTACCACTTGGGTTTACAACAACAAAATCACCTGCGTTAGCTGCTGCTTTTGAAATGCGTAGGGTGTAAGTGCCAATCTCTGCTGTACCGCCAACAGTGACAGTACCCATAGTACCATTACCTGTGTTAGTACCTGCTGTGGCTGTTGCACTGCCGCTTACTAATGTTTTGCCAAGTACAGTACCAATTTGGTAAGTTACTTCGCTGCCTTCGTACACCGTAACAACGTCACGGCAAAACGCTAACTCTGGTGCGTATTCATGTGCAATTACATCACTGTACCGAGTGCTTTCGTATCCTAATGAAGCCATATCTTTCTCCTAGACTTATTTTACTTTTGTGAAAACTTTTGCAAATGCGTCGTCAAGAGCGTTTGCTTCTTTAGAATCCCCACCTGCGATTCCTTTCTCTTTCAATGACTCTTCTTCAAGAACCATATCCTTTTTAAAGGACTTAATAACAGTAGCGAATGAAACATCATCTAAAGGAGATAATGATTTAAACAATTCTGCTGCTTCTTCTCTTGGCTTTACAGCCTCTAACTGTGCTAAACGAGCTTTCTGAACGTCAGCTAATTTCTCAGCCTTCATCTGTTCTAATTGGTCGTTAGCTTTCTGTACATCTGCTAATGCTAATGCTAATGCACTATCACTTGCCTCTTTAGCTTTTTGTAATTCAGCTAATTGGACTTGAACAACACTCAATTCATCTTTAGCTTTTTGTACTTCCTTATCCACAGGAGTCTCCTTTTTACTTTGTTTTACTGGATTTCCAATCGTTTTGGATTTCTCAAGATAAGTCTCAAACTTAGCTTGTGTACTCCTAATGGATAGTAAAGAAGCTACATTCAAATCTTGAATAGTCTCTTTGCCATCTTTCACAGACTTTAAAATCTCTACTGAGTTGATAAAATCTTGTTTCTCTTTCTCACACTCTGCTTTATAATCTTCCCAAGACATATCACTCTTTTCTTGTTCAGACATATCCTCTTCATCTTTGAAGCCTAAGATTGCTGTTAGCACTTCGGCATCATAACTGTAGATATTAAAGAATTTCTCTAGGAAGTCATCGAATGGTAATGTCACTTTAACCATTGTAGCTTTTTCAATATCAGCATCTAAAATGTCATCTACAGACTTCATTACTAAAGCTTCTGTATATCCCGATGCAGCCCCGCCTTGACTACGATGCACCAATGCAACATGGTGTGTGTCTTTGTCAAATCGGTATTCATGCACTAGGCGTTTAGCCTTTTTAATGTCATCACTCATTGTTTAATTCCTGATAAACGGCTGTAGCACCAATGCTGACACCTTGTATTTCATTATTCTTAACCATTGTCCACAATAGTTCACTATCTGTGTCGCCTTCTGGAAAGTGCCAATATTGCAACCAACTTCCTTTCTTAACTTCAATCCCTGTATCGGTAGTGAAGCCAGCAGGGGTAATAAACGATTGTTCAATCTTAGCTTTCTCAGTATTGATACGGTGGAACAAGTTAGCTTTGTTGCATAACGTATTAAAACTGATACAGGCTTTCTCAACACACTCTTCTGTGTTAGTGTCGCCATGCTCATCAATTTCATTAGGTGCTAATACAACAAACATAGCCCTACGTTGTTCTACATCTACAGCCTTAGTTACTTCAACTGTTGGTTGTGTCTCTTTTAGTGAACCACCATCTAAACCAAATGTGCTAGTAAGTAGTACAGCTAGTTTATCAGCTAACACCTCAACCACACTTTTCTTTACTTCTTTATGTTTGTTAGCCTCTGAAATACCTATTAAAATAGCATCTATGCCGTTGTAACCATCTTCTGTAGCTTTATCGGTTGCTGCTTTAAAAATTTCTTTCTGCTTTTCGCTAAAGCCGTTTGTGGAGGCTGGTAGCTTTTTAGCTTTGTGCGACATTATGCTGCATTCTCCATATTAAGGTCTGAGGTGTTGTTAGCTGCTACTGTGTTCTTACGAGTTCCTTCACCACTTGGAGATGTAAACCCTTGTCCACTTTTAGAAGTAGCTGCACCTAGTATGGTGTCTAGTTCTTCTTGTGTTGTGTTGGCATCAATACGGTGGGGTAAATCTACCATCTCAGCAATAGCGTTCACATTGTCAGGAGTCTTAGCAATCAAGCCTGTTGCGGCTAGGCGTTGAATAGCTTTAGACATAACTTCTAAATCAGCTTCTTCAATATCACCATAAACAAACTTAGGAAATTCTTCATCGTCCCAACCATTACGTCTGAATAAATCGGGTATCAAGTCTTGGTTTAGAACGTCTTGAATCTCTTGTAATCTTGCTTCTACGGCCATTGATAATAAGTTTGTTTTACTGTCTGCTAAACTGAAACTACCTACATTATTTTTGCCAACGGTCAAAACATCGCAATAGAGTGCTGTTAGTATTTTGTCATCATACCTACGAATGGCTGCATCAATATATTGGCTACCACTGTTTTGCACAGAGAGAAGGCTAAACTTGAAGTAAGGCATTTTCGTCTCGGGGTCGTACATCAATGGTGTAATCAGGCCAGCTTGTTCATTGTTATGTAGATTAGTAATAATCTTTTGATACATTGAATAAACAGCTTTATCTGCTGTACTAGCATCTTCCGCCATGTACTTAGGGTGTAACTCTAAATGAGGGACGCCGCCCATATTACGACTATAGCCAACAGCTTCAATTTCTTCTAATTGTGTACGAAACTTCCAAGCAGTATAACAACCAACTAAAGGTGAAGTACCTTCGGGATTATCTTTAGCTACGTCTGTACGAAACAACATGAAACTTTTACGAGGTATTTCAATCTTACCACTGTACATTTGAGGTGCATAACGGGCAGCGTTCAATGTTGATAAC